TCCACTAGTACCGCTTGTTCCAGAAGAACCTGAAGTACCTGAGCTTCCGCTTGTTCCATTAATACCTGATATACCGCTCGTACCAGAAGTACCTGTTGTGCCACTAGTACCTGATGAACCACTTGTTCCAGAAGTTCCAGATGTACCACTAGTGCCGCTAGTACCTGATGTGCCGCTAGATCCAGAGGTTCCGGAAGAACCGCTAGTTCCATTAATACCTGAAATACCAGATGTACCACTTGATCCTGAAGAACCACTTGTACCGCTAGTGCCTGAGGTACCGCTTGTTCCAGAAGTACCACTTGTTCCAGAAGTACCAGATGTACCAGATGTTCCACTAGTTCCTGAAGAACCAGACGTACCATCTACTCCTGAGATACCTGAAGTACCTGATGATCCTGATGTACCAGTTGTTCCACTAGTTCCGCTTGTTCCTGATGTACCACTCGTTCCTGATGTACCACTAGTGCCAGATGTACCATCTACTCCACTAGTACCGCTAGTTCCAGAAGAACCGCTAGTTCCATTAATACCTGAAATACCAGATGTACCACTTGATCCCGAAGATCCAGAAGTACCTGAGCTGCCGCTTGTTCCTGAAGTACCGGAAGTTCCAGTTGTTCCAGACGTACCGGACGTTCCAGTTGTTCCGCTAGTACCACTAGTTCCTGAAGAACCAGAAGTTCCATTAATACCTGAAATACCACTCGTTCCTGAACTACCGTCTACTCCACTAGTACCACTTGATCCAGAAGTACCTGATGTACCGCTCGATCCACTTGTTCCAGATGTTCCTGATTCTCCACTTGTGCCTGAAGTACCGCTCGTTCCTGTTGTACCTGAAGTACCACTCGTTCCTGATTCTCCGCTTGTGCCTGAAGTACCGCTCGTGCCAGAAGTACCAGTTGTTCCTGAAGTACCCGATGATCCACTAGTTCCTGCTGTACCCGAACTTCCACTTGTTCCAGAAGTACCTGAGCTTCCACTTGTTCCTGCTGTACTAGATGTTCCAGATGTTCCATTTCTACCACTTGTTCCTGAAGTACCTGGAGCACCATCTGCGCCTGAGATACCTGAAGTACCTGATGTTCCTCTAGTTCCTGAACTTCCGCTTGTTCCACTAGATCCCGAAGTTCCAGAAGAACCGCTAGTTCCTGAAGTACCTGAAGATCCTGATGTTCCTGAACTACCACTAGTGCCTGACGTACCTGAAGATCCGTTTGTACCTGAAGTACCACTAGTACCGCTTGTTCCAGAAGTACCGGATGTACCGTCTGCTCCTGAAGTACCGCTTGTACCGCCAGTTCCTTGTAATCCAGATGTACCTGATGATCCGCTAGTACCTGAAGTACCGGCTGTTCCATTTATTCCTGAGGTTCCGCTAGTTCCACTAGCTCCTGAAGTTCCACTTGAACCGCTAGTACCTGGGGCACCGTCTGCTCCTGAGATACCTGAAGTTCCAGAAGTTCCTCGAGTACCTGACGTACCGCTAGATCCTGAAGTTCCAGAAGAACCACTAGTTCCAGACGAGCCAGATGTACCACTTGTACCGTTTATTCCTGATGTTCCGCTAGTACCTGAAGTACCGCTTGTTCCTGATGTTCCTGCCGTGCCGCTTTCTCCCGATGTTCCAGAAGTACCACTAGTACCTGTTTCACCGGATGTACCTGAAGTACCATCAACTCCAGAGATACCTGATGTACCTGAAGTACCGCTTGTCCCAGAAGTACCAGATTCTCCACTAGTACCTGAAGTACCGGACGTTCCCGATGTTCCACTTGTTCCCGATGTACCGCTAGTGCCTGAAGTTCCAGAAGAACCACTAGAACCCGATGTACCGTCTACTCCAGAGATACCGCTTGTTCCAGAAGAACCGCTAGACCCTGAAGTACCTGAAGTACCGCTTGTTCCAGAAGTACCACTAGTACCACTTGTTCCACTAGTACCACTTGTTCCACTAGTACCTGAAGTACCGCTTGTTCCTGAGCTTCCACTTGATCCTGAAGAACCACTTGTTCCATTAACTCCAGAAATACCTGAAGTACCGCTTGAGCCTGAAGAACCACTAGTACCGCTAGTACCAGAAGTTCCCGATGTTCCACTTGATCCTGAAGTTCCATCTTCACCGTCTACTCCAGAAATACCTGAAGTTCCAGACGTACCATTTGTACCAGAAGAACCTGAAGTACCATCAACTCCTGAAATACCCGAAGTACCTGAAGATCCATTTGTACCTGAAGTACCGCTTGTACCTGAAGTACCCGATGTACCCGATGTACCGCTAGTGCCAGATGTTCCACTTGACCCGCTAGTTCCATTTGTACCTGAAGTACCATTTATTCCACTTATTCCACTAGTACCTGAAGATCCGCTAGATCCGGAAGTACCAGATGTTCCGGCAGTACCAGAAGTACCAGATGTTCCGGCAGTACCAGAAGAACCAGATGTTCCTGAAGTGCCGCTTGTTCCATTAGTACCTGAAGTACCATCTACTCCTGAGATACCTGAAGTACCTGACGACCCAGATGAACCTGAAGATCCAGATGAACCTGAAGTACCTGAAGATCCTGATGTACCTGAAGATCCTGATGTACCGCTTGTTCCTGAAGTACCTGATGTACCATTAGTACCAGAAGTACCGTCTACTCCTGAGATACCTGAAGTACCTGAAGATCCTGATGTGCCTGAACTTCCACTAGTACCTGAAGTACCGCTAGTGCCGCTTGTACCGCTAGTACCAGAAGTTCCAGAAGAACCGCTAGTTCCATTTGTACCTGAAGTACCGTCGACTCCTGAGATACCTGAAGTACCGCTAGATCCAGCTGAACCTGATGTACCCGATGTTCCACTAGTACCTGAAGTACCGTCTGTTCCGTCTACACCAGAAGTCCCGCTAGTGCCACTTGAACCTGATGTTCCATTAATACCTGATATACCACTAGTTCCTGAAGAACCTGAACTACCACTTGTTCCTGAAGAACCTGAAGTGCCACTAGATCCCGATGTTCCAGCAGTACCACTAGTTCCATCAACTCCTGAGATACCTGAAGTACCAGATGAACCTGAAGAACCAGATGTTCCGGAAGTACCATCTACTCCGCTTATTCCAGAAGTTCCAGAAGAACCTGAAGTTCCAGATTCTCCGCTAGTACCAGAAGTACCACTTGTTCCAGATTCTCCACTTGTACCAGAAGTACCTGAGATACCTGAAGTACCGGATGTTCCATTAATACCTGATATACCGCTTGTTCCACTTGAACCTGAAGTTCCAGATTCTCCGCTAGTACCAGAAGTACCACTTGTTCCAGATTCTCCGCTAGTACCAGAAGTACCAGTTGTTCCGCTTGTTCCAGAAGAACCACTAGTTCCATTAACTCCCGAAATACCGCTAGTACCACTTGAGCCGGACTGACCGCTTGTTCCTGAAGTTCCATTAGTACCTGAAGTACCGTCTACTCCTGAGATACCTGAAGTTCCAGACGTACCTGTTGTTCCACTTGTACCATTTGTACCCGAGGTACCATCAATTCCACTAGTACCTGATGTACCATCTATTCCACTAGTACCTGAAGTACCGTTAGTTCCATTTATTCCTGAGATACCTGAAGTACCAGAGGTTCCATTAATACCGGAAATACCGCTTGTTCCAGATGTACTAGACGTTCCGCTTGTTCCGGCAGTTCCACTTGTTCCGTCTACTCCTGAGATACCACTAGTTCCTGAAGTTCCTACTCCAGAAAGTACCATAATATCCCAGTCTGGGTTAATATCTGGTGTATCTGCCCCTATTCCAATTTGAGCAGTGGCTACATATACTGTATAAGGATTACCGTATCTAACAACATCATTTACTCCATATGGGATAAAATTAACCCATTCTCCTAACCATGTTAAACTTAGTCCGGCAAGTCCGCTAGTTCCTGATGTTCCATCGACTCCTGAGATACCTGAGGTACCGCTTGTTCCATTAGTACCAGAAGTACCATCAACTCCTGAGAGACCACTAGTTCCAGACGTACCTGATGTACCGTCTATTCCACTAGTACCTGAACTACCTGAAGTACCATCAACTCCAGAGATACCTGATGTACCTGAAGTTCCATTAGTACCAGAGGTTCCATCAACTCCAGAGATACCCGATGTTCCACTAGAACCAGATGTACCTGAGGAGCCACTTGAACCAGACGTTCCATCTACTCCAGAAATACCGCTTGTTCCTGAAGTTCCAGAAGAACCACCAGTTCCATTTATTCCAGAGATACCTGAAGTACCACTTGTTCCACCAGTTCCACTTGAACCAGCTACTCCACTTGTTCCAGGCTGTCCTGCTCCAGCTGATGCTGGATAAAGATATGAAGCAGTATATTCGCTTACTTTAATATAGACCGGTATTGCACCAGTAGTCGGTTTAGTTTCAGTTAAGAAAGAAGGGGATGCACTAGCATCATAATATAAAACATCTCCTGGATTTCCAGGAAGAAGATAATCTACTTTAATAATTCTACCAAAAGGTCGAACTGTAATATCACCATCTTCTGGCGCTCTAAGTGATGTAATAACACCAAAAGATTTAGCTACTTGATCTTCATCCGCTGTATCTACTTGAGAAAATATCCATTCACCACTCTCTTCTTTAATATAGACTACTTGACCTACTTCATAGGTTCCATTTTCATAGATACTATTTGTTGCACTACTAAAATTATAGTGACTTACAATTGCATTTCTATTTTGAAAACGAGCTGCTACTTCTTGTATCCAATAACTTGTGTCCTGAAAATACGGAGATAAAAGCTCAGTTGAAGGAATTAGGGCTAAACCAGTTTCAGATACTGAGATAATAATACCATCGATTGATTCAAGTGGATAATTATCGCCAGTCGAGGTAAAGTCGCTAGCTAAGTTATATAGATTAGTGTCTTTAAGGGTTACTTGCACCTCTACAGGGCTAATAACATCGATTGCTGTTATTTCATATGCTCTACCTGTTTGTTGTAAGAGCCACATCCCTACGACTAGGTCGTTTGCGTTATAATTATAATCAGGTTCTTCCGACGTATTTAATGGTACAACACTTAGTATACAATCAAATTCATATGGATAACCATCATAACTACTTGCACCATTAATATATGTTCTAGATACTGTAATTGATCCGCTTTGGATATTAGCGACCATAGTAATTGGTAATCTAGGTATGTATGCCATGTTATCGTCGTTTTAGTTTTCTTTTTTATTATTACTATATAAAAATGGAGTTATCTGAGAACTGCCATGTAATATACAGTAGGAATGGGCCTGCTCCTGGATTTACTCCAGTAAAAGTATAGCTCAATCCTGAAATAATAAAATTAGTCATTCCACTATCCTGACGTATTGTATTATTTGCACCACCTGTACCCATTATTGATTTTGAAATAAAGGTATTTGCGGTATTTTCTGCGTGTGTCATAAAATTCATTCCAGGTTTTGCTACTGGGTGAGTAATTGTAAGTTGATTTGAAGTAATATTGAAAGCCCAACCTGAAGCGCCAATTAGAGATGTTCCGTCTGGGTCTTGTGCAGCCACTACTGAAGTTAATACTCCACTAGTGTATGATAATTTAACTACATAAGATTTTGTTAAGCTTGCACCATCTGCACCATCTGCTCCAGTAGGTCCAGTAGGGCCAGTTGGACCGGTTGCTCCAGCAGGTCCCTGAATTCCAGCAGGTCCTTGAGCACCAGTTGCCCAAGTTAAGTCGAAAATATCACCATTTTCATCTGTATAATAAACAGTTTGAGAAGTTGGAGTATAAGCTGTTTCTAAACCGACGGGTCCAACCCATACTATACCTTCATTTGGATCTGGATTTGGAGGAGTAGAAGGGCTTCCTATTAATTCATTGAGAGTAATATAGCCGTTTGTATTATTACCGCCACCTCCTTGTGTTAAACTTACCCAGCCTCTAGTTTGAAGATAACCAATAAAGTCTTCACCGAATTCGGCCTGTTGATTTTGAATACCGGTGTAAATAATTTCTCCAGGTACTCCAGTGGAAGGCCAGTCATTAAAATCAGTAAAACGAAGACGTTTAGTTTCAGCAACTTTTACTAAAAGTTCTTGACCATTTGCTGTTCCAGCAGCGTCAATAGTAAAAGTAGGGTTTCCAGCTAAAGAAACTGTTAATTTATTTGTAATATTTGCAAACTCGAATGTTCCAGAATAGAGACTAAATGAATTAGTAGTTTCGTCATATTGGATATTATTGAGAAATTCTAAATTTGCACTAGATAAACTATTGAAATTTAGATTAGTCACATCAATAATTGCAGTTAAACTGGAATTAGTTAGCCTACGTATATCCTTTAACTTAGTTTCGATTGACATCCAAATATCGCATTATTTTTTTTATTTATTCGCGATTATTGGTATTCTGGACTCTAGCTTTAACCTATTATCTTAGTTGTTTTGTCGATTTGGGATGCGGCGGACAGCCTTCCGCGATTTACTAGGCATTCCTTAAGGTCAGCATTAATTAGTTTTTGGTCAGAATTATCTAAATAACTTGCACTAATATCATTTATATCACCAGAATATTCACATTCAATTAGTTTAGAAAATTTAATTGTATTATTAGAATAGAGCTCGCATTCAACTAATTTTGAATTTTTAATAATACAGTTATTTAGGAGACACTTAGACAAGTCACCTTCTACTTCACAATTATAAAACTCAAAGTCTTCTGCTATAATTGACCTCTTAATTTTAGCATCCTTTACCTGAAATTTATGACGATAAGTATCAAAATTTACAAAGCCTTCAGTAACTCCTCCACCTGCAACCAATTCAAATAATTGATCCCTCATTCGGGAATAGTTTGCCTCAATTATTCTAGGATCAGCTCCTAGGTCAACATATATCTGAATATCTGGATAAGCTTTCTTGAAATTTTCAAAAGTTTTAGTCTCAGATAAGGCTGTTCTAAAATCTGTAACTACTCCACCAATTTTAAGTCTCTCCTGATTATTATAAGTATTATTAGTTAAGAGAGTTTGGTAAAGATGTTCTATTACTAAGTTAATTGCTCCAATAGCCTCTTTTTTCTTTTTAGTATAATCTTTTCCAGAAATATAGTTAATTGAGAGAATACCTTTTCCTAATTGGCTAAAATCATTTGCAAAAAAGTCACTATTATGAAATGTAAATTCTCGAGGATCCATTCGCTCTACAAATGATTCATTAATAATTACATTGTATTTATGGCGAGGTCTAATATATTGAATATGATTTTGATAAACTAATTTATTATCACCGTCTTTTTGCGGCCACATTTCAAATAGCTGTTTCTCATCTAAACCAATAAGATATTTAAATCTATTTAGGTGATCCATTTTAAATGGAAGTTCAAGAGCAGCTTCATCTAATTTAATATTAGTCTTTACTCTACATCGATCTGTAGTATATCCAATCGATTCTATTATATTAGATACTTTTAGGAACATGTGCAAAGCTTCCTGATAATTCATAAAACCAGTAGACAATTGCATTTCCTTATAACCGTTTGAATATGTTGGTGCTAATTTAAAAGTTGAGTGATTTGCCTCGAACTGGGAAGTTGATTCTGCAAACCATTTTACCTTTTTTCCAAGAGCCCTTGCAAACTTAGCTGCAGTTTCTCTCTTTGCTAATGGTGAAAAAAATTCAAATACAAATGAAAGCTGAGTATTGTCGTATATCTTTTTATTATCTAGAGATTTAAACATTCGCCTCTTTTTAGGTTATTTATCTTAACCTGATTTGCCCTATTCTATTCGAATTAGGCAGCGAATAAATAAAATAAATAAGTTTGCCCAATGGCAGGAATAGCTGATAATTTCAAAGTATTAAATAGACTTAGTATTTTTGTCGAAGATTTATTATCCCAGACCATAACATATCTAACAAGTACGTATGGCCAGAGTCGAGCAGTATTTACTGCAGCTTCACCATTTGGTCAAATTCTCTTAGTTGTCGAAAACTTAACTCAACTTGTTTTCTATTATATAGAAGATTCAATTACTGAATTAAATATCAATGAGGCAACTCGAATAACTTCAGTTTATTCACTAGCTTCTCTCTCTGGTCACAATCCAAGTAGAGCAGTCTCTGCAACTGGCGAAATTAGCTTATCTACGTTTGCCGGCTTAACTGAAGCTCCAGTCGATTTTGTAATTATTCCAAATCTAACTAGACTTCAAAGTTTAACAAACGGTCTAACTTATGTATTAGATTTACCGCAAGATGAGGTAAAGTTTTCCTTTAATGGAAATTCAAATGGCATGAAATGCGTTATTCGTCAAGGCGTAGTCGAAACTCAAACCGTTGTTTCAACTGGTCGTCCAACTGAAAGCTTTTCAATTGGAGCTCCACAAAACTTTTATCTTGATAACTTTTTTGTTAATGTCTATGTAAACGGAGAAAAATGGACAAAATACGAGTCTCTTTTAGATATGCCGCGTGGAGCTAAAGGTTTTCTTGCAAAAACTGGAATTACTAGCGGTTTAGACATCTATTTTGGAAATAATAACTTTGGCTTAATTCCAGCAAGTGGTGCTGAAATCGTCGTTGAATACTTAACAACTGAAGGAGAAAATGGAAATATTCGTAGTTCTGATTTAGGAAGTATTAATTTTGAATGGGTGGATACGGGTTTCAGTTTGCTTGGTGAAGAAATTGACCTTAATGATTATATTGAGATCACTACTTCAAATGCTCCTTTCTTTGGAACTAATGCTGAAAGCTCAGAATTAACTCGTCTACTTGCACCACGTCAATCTAAAAGTTTTGCCTTAGTAAATATAGACCACTACGATACAGTACTTCGCAGACTTAATCTTTTTTCAGTTATTGATGTCTTTTTAGATCCAAATGATAATCGTCTACTTAATCTATTCTTGATTCCAGATATTAGAAAAACTTTTAATAATGCTCAAGATTATTTTACTACTCCTATTGAGAGATTTATGTTAAGTACATATCAAAAAAATCAGCTCTTACAATATATTGAAAAGTCGGGTTCAAAGCTTATTTCGACTGAAATTCAAATTATTGATCCTGAGCCTCAATCTTATGTTATTAATACTTCAGTTATTGTATTTGATGATGTTTCTATTGATATTATTAAAAGGGATATCCTAAATAATTTAGGTACTTTTTTTATTCAAAATACCAGACGTAACCGAATTCCAAAAAGTGACCTAATTAAAATTATTGAAGAAGTAAATGGAGTTGATTCAGTTGCTGTTAATATTATTGGTAGAGCCAATGAAATTGCTAAGACAAACAATCCGACTGCAACAGAAGTTGGTCTTGATGAATTTAATGACATTATTCTTAATGAACGCCAATTTCCAGTAATTAGAGGAGGATTTAGCGATCGTTATGGCAATCAATATTCAACTGGTTTAACTAATGATTCTCTTGGACCAGTAAATATTCAAATTAAGAATATAGTACCTAGACCTAAAAAATAAAAAAGATGGTAAAAGATAGCATATATCGACCGATTTATAAAAGAAGAGAGGCCAGAAAAAATACTGGTTTTGATTATAAAGGACAGATCTTAAAAAAGTCAATGTCGTCTCAGCTTTTTGGTGCAAATGCAACTCTTGACTACTTTTTAGGTCAAGTAGAAAAAATCGTTCACAGCTGGGTGGAAACGGTTAAACAGATAAAGATTAATGTTAACCCAGCATTAGATAAGTACGAAGATAAAATTACATAATATGGCAGGCAAATCAGGAATGAGCCGAGAAAACCGAGCACACCTTCGAGACGAGATTAGCTCTTTACTTGGCTCTATTGGCTCTGAAGAGCACTCAAATTTCGTAATCGATAACGAAATATCTGAAAAAACTCGTCCAGAAAGCCCTTATGACTTTGAGGAGATGAGTAACCAATTTACAAAGAAGGCTAGAGCAATCACAGATTCTCTATTTAAAAACTTTGTAGATATTGGTGTTTTTGAAGATAACGATTACGCTCGACACAAAAAAGAATTGGATACTATTAATGTGTCCAACCTTTTCTTTCAATTAAAAACCTTAAAAATTACTATTATTAAAGTAATGGAGGAGATTACTGCAGGTAATACTCATCCTCGTTTAATTGAAACTATGGGTAGCTTACAGGATAAGATGGCTAACATTACAAAGATGCAGGCAAACTATATCTTATTTCTTGAAGATACTTATAAGAAACTTAATAATGATGCGCCAGCTAACCCAGATAATGAGATAGTCGATTCAGACCCAGAAGAAGGACAATTCTTTATTACAGTTGGTACTAAAAATGTAATTAAAAAATTACCAGCGACAGAAAAACCAGATCTCTCTAATCGGGTTTCTGGAGATCTCCTAAATCCTGCAAATAAAACTGAACTTATGCGTGAAAACAATGTTCAGATTCAGGATGATGAAGCAAGCGACGATTTTATTGACTTAACTGGAATCATTTAGTTATGAAAGATATAATGACAAATAGCGGGGCTTTTACCCGCAGTAAGATCTCTGCCATGGGCGGAGCTCCAGACGATACGAACACGTCAGTCTGGACAACTGTACGTATTCAAGCTATCCTCGATGAGATTGAAAATGGTATGGATATTAAAGGTCTCCATAATTCTCCATTTAAGGATAATGATATTAGCCTAAAACGGGCAAATCTGCCTTTTGAATATACTCCAGAAGAATGGTTAGAATTACGTAAGTGTAAGGAGGACCCAGTTTATTGGGCTTATAATTACTGTATGATTCAAACAGCAGATGGAGTACAACTAATTAAAGATGCTGGAGGACTTAGAGATTTCCAAGAACAAATCATTCAAAGCTTTAAGGCCAATAAATTTAATATCCTAATGGCAAGTCGACAAACTGGTAAATCAGTTACTTCTGCCTTATTCATCCTATGGTTTCTTCTATTCCATGCAGAAAAAACTGCACTTATTGTTGCAGATAACTTTACAACTACTCGAGAATTAATGGATAAGTTTAGAATTTGTCTAGACGGTCTTCCATTCTTTATGAAACCTGGAATTAAGCACATTAACTCTGGAAATATTAAATTCGATAATGATAGTCGTATTGTTGGTCGAACCACTACTAAAAAATCAGGTATCGGTTTAACAGTTAACTTATTATACATCGATGAGTTTGCCCATATTAATGAAAGTAACCTTGATGAATTCTATCGAGCAATCCTACCAACCATTACAGCTGACCCTAGCGCAAAGGTAATTATTTCAAGTACACCAAATGGTAAAAACAAGTTTTACGATATTTGGGCAGATGCGGTGGAAGGAAAAACTGACTATGTTCCATTACGTGTAGATTGGTGGCAAGTAAAAGGTCGCGACGAAGAATGGAAGCGCAAAGTTATCGCCAACATGGGATCAGTAGAAGATTTTAATCAGGAATACGGTCTCCAGTTCTTTTCAAGTGATCAATTACTCCTAAATTCACAAGAGCTTAAACGCTTGTTTAATATCAAGACAGATTTTATCAATTCTTCATTCCCACTAGACGAGGAGCACCACTATATTAATGATTATCTAGCCTTCCATCCTAATTATGCTAAGAAAACTCTATATGATATTAAGAACGATCCTGCAAGCTTTGTAGTTTCAATCGATACTGCAGATGGAGTAGGTGCTGACTATTCAGTAATGAATATTTACAAAATAGTACCGCTACCAGTTAAAGAACTTCTTAAAAAGAAAGAGGCTATTCGTAGTGAGCTAGATACAGTTTCCCTAGTTCAGATAGGGCATCTTCGTTCAAATGAATTAGATATTACTATTTTTGCGGCAGCTTGTGAATACATCATCTATAAAATCTTTAATCCTGAAAATGTCAGAATAGTTCTAGAAATGAATCACAAAGGTGAGCTCTTGAAAAACCGTTTCCAGGATAATGATGATTATTGGCCAACTCAATTAGTTCACACCAAGCATACCGAAATGGCTGCTCTACCTAAACCTGGTATCAGATTAGGTCCAACTAATAAAATCCGATATTGCGAGCAGTTTAAATACTTAGTTGCAATCAATAAAATTATTCCAGTTGACTTCCTAACTATTATGGAATTAATGTCATTTGGTAAAACAAAAGGCGGCCAATATCGAGGACAAAATGGAAATGACGATTTAGCCATGACTTGTGTCAACCTAGCTCCTTTCTTTGAGAGTACTCAATTCTGGGATCTAGCTACTCAAGCGTACGAAGCAATGCCAATTGAATACCAACGGGAGGTTGAAGAAAAGATCTTTAGTCTCTTTAGAGGAGGCGCAAATAAACCTCTCTATGATTATGACGAATTACGTAATATGAACCGTAAAACCGGTACAGAGGATAACAAAATTAAGTCTAACATATTCGACCCTAATACTTTAGGAAAAATGAAAAATATTCACGGTAAATTTTTTAAAAGTTAATTTCTTTTTAGTATAATAATATAGAAAAATCTTGTGTACTATGCAGAACTTGAAATACAACGGGGATGTCTCACTAGACCAGATATTCAGTGACAATCGTCAACTGATTTATGGACAAATATTTGAGGCGATCGACAAGGCATACCTTGACCCAAATTTGGAAATTACTCCAATTATCAAAATCACAATTAATGATGATGAATATGCAATAAATCTCACTCGAGACCGATTTATTGATAGCCTAGGAAAAGTTATTAAATTTTACGAAGAGACTGAAGAATATGAAAAGTGCGCAAAGTGTGTAGCTATTATTAACCACTTAACTCAAAATAAAATGGACCAGACTATATGAATTACGAAACAGCTAACCTTAAAACAAACGCCAGAATACAGGAAATTTCTGAACTTCTACTAACTGACAAACTTACTGAATCTCTCCGCAACGAATTAGCTACCTTAATTTATCCAAAACTTAAATATTATATTTGGAGATTCTGCAAAAATGAAATTGATACTGAAGAGGCTCTTCAGTGGACACTAAAAAAGATTTTTAAAAACGTTTCACAGTTTGATTATACTAAGGGTAGATTTACTACTTGGATTTATACAATAGCCCGAAACGAAACACTTTTTTATCTTCACCAATTAAAAAAGACAACACATTACAATATCGACAATACTTACGCAATATTTGATATGGCAGACGACTTTTCAGAAGAACGAGCTAATCACCACGATATTGACGACATCTATAATACCGCAATTGTCGAAATCAATGCAATAGCTGATCCGCTATTAAAAAATATTGCAATTGATAAAATGATAAATGGCAAGAAGGTTAAACAAATAGCCCTTGACTATTCAATCAATGAAAATACGGTAAAAACCAAGCTTCGAAAAATTAGGGCAGATATTAAATCAATTGTCCTAAAAAAGAATCCACAACTAGAAGAAAAATTAAAATTAATATTATGATACTAGACTATCTTTCACCAGTTAAGGTCTATAAAAGTCTTGCTGGAAATATTGACGACCTTGTCAAATATCGACGATACTTAGGAATTATTAAAGAACTTAATGAATCTGGTAAACTTGATAAATTAGGTATTCGATTAGATGCAGACAAAAACATGTATCTAGGAATAAACTTAAATCCTGAACTTTTGCTCTATTCTGAAACTTCACAAGAAACAGTAGAGCTAAAGCTTATTTCTGAAAAAATGCTTAAGCACAATGATTTTCTAATGAAGGAAGGCATTTTAGATTTTATTAAAGTTGACTATGATCGAGTACAAAGCGAAACCTTTTATGGATACGTTATTCAAATCAGTTTTAGATTTACAAAGTATTCCCTAAATCGTATGATATACAATATTGGATACTGTTTAACCCTTATTGGAGTTCCGACCTCCGCCCTACTTACATACATATAAAATAAATAACCAAAAGAAATTATGAAAAAGATTATTGATTATATCAAAAAGAATGGCTGGCAAGCTGCAACAATTATCCTTGCTCTACTCTACCTCTCAAAAGGTTGTACTTCATCTAAGATTGCAACTATTTCTGAAAAAATAGACGATAATGCAAAACGTATCGAACTTCTTGAGAAAAAAGTAGTTGGTACCCATGAAGTTGACAGTATTGTTAATGAAAACATGTGGAAGTTCTTAGAAGTTGAAGAATTATCTGATAAGAATAATATTCCAGTTAATGCATTAAAAAGAAAAGAAAATAATTAAGCTTAAATGACTAATTGGATTAATCAAAATAAGCGGTCTATTATTCGGGCCGCTTTCTTAGTTCCTATACTTGCGGTTGCGAGTATTTCAATCTCTCACGTAGTTAGTTGGTATGATTTAGCGAACCCAATGAGTTGGGCAATCTACTTATCAATTGCAGTTGAAATTGCAGCAATGTCGTCAATTGCAGCCTCTTCTGTAAAAATTAAAGGTTTTTCAGTTTGGTTTGTTTTTATTATCGTAACCTTAATTCAGTTTATCGGTAATATCTATTTTAGTTATTCTGAAATCAATATTACTAGTAAAGAATTTAAGGATTGGGCTGAACTTACTTCTCCTATTTTTGAAGGAATGGGTGTTGCTGCTGATGACTTAATCGGTCAACGTCGACTTCTTGCTCTACTTGAAGGTGGTCTTTTGCCGCTAATCTCATTAACGTGTTTACACTTCTTTATTCAATATGGCGATTTAGATAGCGAAACAACCTATGAAGAAATCGAAGATGATATTATTGAAGAAGAAATTTCTACAGAAGAACCTGAAGATGCACAACCAAAAGAAAGTATTTTTGAAAAACCTACAGTTTCTTCTAAAGTAAGACGATTACAACGACGAGGATAAATAATAAAAAGTTTCCAGTCGGATGATTCCTAATCTTAATGATATTTGTGATTGCTGTGGCGGTGATAGCCAACCAATTCTTCAATTGTTTAATGACAAATGTTTTAAAGTAGTTGAAGGAAAAGAGGCACGTGAAAGCTTTTGTCTTAATGATTTTGCATTTCCAACTGATGGAGAAAGCTGTGTAGGTTTAACTGGAACAGTTGATGGAGGAACAGTTGCACTATTCGATAATAATGTAATACCTGAATCACCCGCTCAAGTTTTACAAAGCGGTCGTCTCTATGCTAGAGGTATCTTATTAAAGATTACTTATCCAGCAAATGACAACAATGGCGAAGAAATCGCAATCGCCGATAAATCAGTATCCTTAATTATTGAAAAGGCAAGTACTCTAGAAGTAGTAGAATATTCTCTTTATAATTTCTTTGCAATCTTTACTAATCCTAAATCTAATAAGATCTCTGACCTAATAAATAAAATAGAAATAGTTAATCCAAACCTAGACTATCAAGTTAGAGTTTCTGCTCTAATTGTTTATGGATTAGCTAATTAATAAAAGGATAAACCGAATGTCTCAGTATCAACGCCATAAAGGCCTTCCATTTTATGGAGCATCAGACAACTTTAACTTTACCACTGGTAGAAGTTCGTTTACTCCTGGAATTTCAATTAAGAGTGTTCCTTTGCAGGACATGTCGGTTAAAGGAGATACTGGTTATTCTAAATTAGATATTGAAGTTGGTAATTTACGTCAGCATTTTAAACCAGGTGACCGTATTAGAGGAATTGTAGTTAACTCACACCTAACTAAAGACACTGGTAAA